TCAGAAGTCTTGATAGTCATTCGGCTCTGTGTAGTCCTCTTGCTCCTGTCGGTCTATGTCATTGCTGTCATTGAGGTATTTCAGCTCGTCAAGTATGTCCTCTTGTTGGTCGGAGATGTTTTGCAGTAGCTTGATTATGGTGTCTTGTCCTCTGTCCTGATGTGATTGTCTTATGGATATGTTGAAAACACAAATAATTAAAGCAATAACAATTACAAGCCAAATTATATTCAACCCTATGAATATCGCTGTTGCTGTTTCTGCGTTTTGAAATAATTCCTCTAGCATGATTACCCCTCTTTATCCTGATTAATTTTTATTATTATCTGTCCTATTTTCACAAGCGTTTCATTTTGCTGTTTCAATAGTTCCGTCTGCTCCCTGCTTCTCTTTGATAGATCATTAACAGTTTTGCAAAGGTCAAGAAATTTGCAGATTAGATAAATAATAAGCAAAAAGATTAACGCATCTATGATAATTCGTCCTATAAGTATATATGCTAAAGTCTTGTCTAAACCAAACATTTATTTCTCCTTAATTTTTATAACAGCGCTATTATTGTTCTGCTGTGTTATATTGTATTTGCTGTTGCTGTCGGCTTTATAGCCTATTCCTCTTTTGTCATTCGTAAGTCCTGCTATATAATCAATACTCACTTTATAAAATTTTGCTAACTGTATAACTTTTTCAAATGGGATAGGATATTCACCTGTTTCCCACCTACTATACTGCTTTTGAGAAGTGTCAAGAATTTTCGCTATCATGCTTTGATTTAGTTCCATATCCTCTCTTAAATCTCTAAGTCTTTGATAATAATTAATAAAAATCACCTTACTTATTTGTTTATTCATACAAATTATATCATAGTACATAATTGTTCTATTGACAATAGTACAAAAATGGGGTATATTATATATGTCGATAGTACATTATTGTACTAATCACTCGATAATCGTAAGTGTCCCATGGAATTTTTTTAAATTAAATTTATTTGAGTGAAGCGAAAAGAAATTTAAGTTAAAAAAATAGGCAATGGAATTCATGAGCAAAGCGAATGAAGTCGCTTGCCGTTCCGCCCCAGCGCCAGCAGGGGCAAAAGGGACACGAAAAAGAAACACAAAGGAAAAGGCACGTGGAAAAGCCGAAAAGCCACAGAAAGGAAAAAACATGAAAACAACTATTGTAGGTTGGACAAAAAAGAAAGCATTTAACGGAGTAATCGAGGGCAAGCAGATAAACAGCCCCGAAAAGGTAGTATTTCAGCTTCTGCAGGAAGTTGATAATCCCGACTGTCACGGAAAAATGGTCGATACGCTGAAAATACCGACCGAAAATGCAATCAGACTTAACGGAAATTCTGAGGATTTCAATAAGCTTCTCGGCTGTGATGTAATGCTGAACTATCAGATATTCAACGGACGTTCTCAGCTTGTTGATATTACTGTAATCAATGCAGACGGAACACTTCACCGCAACACAAAATAATTAGCGGTGAAACCGCTGTTATAAAAATTTAATAAGAAAGGAGTTTTGCTAATAATGGAAGCTGTATCAACAATGCTTACAAATGCCGTTACTGTATTTGGTTCTTGTTGGGATGCTATGACAAGCAATGTACCTATTGCAATTCTTGTAGGTCTGTCTCTTCTCGGCTCAGGTGCAGGACTTTTCGCAAAGTTCAGACACGCTGTATAAGCAAAACCATTTACATAAGCGGAGTAATTCAAATTGCTCCGCTTAATTTTTTTGAAAGGAAGTTGATAAATTGAGAAAAAAGATTAAGCAAGTGTTGTGTATAATCTCTGCACTTGTTGTGATGATATGTTGTGTCGTTCCTGCTTTTGCATTAACAAATTCTGATTTGCCAACAGGTAGTTATAACCCCGAATTTGAAGAACGATATAAAACAGCTATAGCAGAGCTTAAATCAAAATATCCTGACAAGTTCAAAAACTATGTCATGATGTTGCCGTATTATGATAGTTCATTTAATCAAATTGGCTTTTATTGGTTTAACTGTGATAATTCCAATAATTTTGAAGTTTATGAAAAAAACAAATCTTATTACATTAAAAATACTGATAGCAAGTCTTTTACATCTTATCGTATTTTCTTAAATACTCGTACGAGTTTATTCAGTGATTTATATGTAAATGGTACATCTTCAACAGATAATTTTGATTATGCTCTTTCATGGCAGATTTATGATACAAACTGTAACGTAAAATTTGGTGATAAGTATGAATTTGGTAAATCTGATTCACCTGCTATCCCTTTTTCTGTTAAATATACACCCGAACTTTCATTGAATATGCAAAATAAAATTTACTATCCGTCAAAGGGCGGTGCTAATGCTGATGAAAACGGACTTGTTTCGGCTGAAAATAATAATATCAATCTTGATATTAAGCTTACACCTGAGTTTTTAAAAACGTTCAATGAAAAAGACTTAGGAAAAGCTTACGGCTCTGGCACTTATGCCGTTTTATGTTGTCTTTCAAAAAATCTTCTTAACGCTGGTGATGATTTGCAACGTTTCTTTGATGAAGATGTTGTGCTTTATGCAATGAACCATGACGGCAATTACTACAAGGGTCAAGATGATGAAAAAATTAAGTCTGACGGTTCTTCTTCTGACGATTTGAATAGTAATGATACTGTTGATACTTTTGAGCCGTATTTAACATTATATCAAGGTCGAACACCTATTTATACTATTCCACGTGACGGCAAACTTTCTGTAGCTTTTGACCTCACTTCTATTGATTATAAAACACATGGTCTTACTGATGATAGCAAGCTTTATGTTAATGTTATCGGTGTTTTTGTAAAGAATAACGGTCATGTTACTCCTCAGAATGGTGAAGAAACAGAAGATACAAATTCTTCAACGTGGCTCGGCTCGTATGCCTATCAAGAAGATTTTACAAACCTTAAGACGTGTGAGAAGATTGATGATTTTGTAAAGTCCGTTGATGAAGAAACAGGCAAGCCTGAAACATTCAAGGCTTATCGTGTTTATTCTGTTATCTCCGACCCATTTTCTTATGAAAAGTTCCCTGATTATGTTCCTAAAGTTTACAAGGATAAGGACGGAAACACTTACAACCCCTCGACTACAAAGCTCAAAGATTTGTGTAATATACCGCCTTCAAAGGTTACTGACGTTGACCTTGCCAAAGGTTCAGACGGTGTTATAAATGATGGTTCATATATGCAACCTGATGATTATAACAAGTATCTCGATAAAAAGAAAATTAATGCTAATTTTGGCTCTGTTGATTTCACGGATATAAAATCTATATTCAGTACAACGGGTACATATTGGGATTTTCTCACCGCTGCTCTTTCCTGTTTGCCGTCATGGTTTTATGCTGTGTTCTCTGCATGGTTTGTGCTGTTCTTAGCTATTGCGCTTATCAAGCTTGTTTTACCTACGTGAGGTGAATTATGGATATAATACATGGTATTGAATTAGTTTTTAAATTCCTGATGAACTGTATGTCTTATACGTTTCCATTTGGAAAATACAGTTTTACTCTCGGCTCGGCTATTATAGGCGGTATGCTTTTATCAATCAGCTTGACGTTATTATATTTTATGCTTAGAAAGTAGGTTTATTATGTTAGTAAATATTGTTTTAGTTGTCCTCGTTGCTCTTATGGTCCTTTCACTTGTATGGCTCGTTAGGAGGTAGAAAAATGCTTAATTTGGTTTTGTTTATACTCGTTGTTTGCTTTTTGGTTTGTACTTTAAGCGGTGTTATAGGTTTCTTCACTGACCTTAGAAACTTTAAAGCTGAACATGAGTTCAGCGGAAACAGAAAACAGCTTATAGAATATCTTATGTTTGGTGAAGATGTTGAAATAAAAGCCGTTCCTGCGGTTGAAACTAATGATAGTGAGGTGAACGATAATGAAAGTACACATAGTGTTTGATGAAAATAATCCATTTTTTCAGCTTTTGAAGTCAATGGGCTGTGATCTCTCGCAAGAAGTTATGAATAGATATGACGCTTTGCTCCTCGGCATGGCTTTTATATTTGCTGTGGTTATGCTCTGTATCTTCTGCAAGTTCTTTTATAATGTGATGATATGTATGACACGTTGTGCAAGTGCGGTATAGGTGATTTGTTATGATTATATTTGATTACATAAAACAAATACCGCCCTTTATCGCCTATGAGGTATATGACCACCTTTTCGGTGCATACTTCAATAATTCTGCTATTTTTCAAGGTTGGGGTATACACCTCTATACCGGTAAATTCGGCACCGGTAAAACGTCAACCCTCGCTCAGATAGCATATAACTATTGCGTGCGTTATCCTCAGTTGTCTATACTTACAAATATCAATCTTCAAAACTTCCCTGAGTGGACGAATATATACAAGCTTAATTCCGCACAAGATATCCTGCACGCTCCTAAAAATTGCATTGTGGTGATTGATGAGATAGGTACTATCTTTAATTCTCGTGATTTCTCAGGTGGTAAAAGAGCCGTTCCTAAACCGCTTTTTCAACACCTCTGCCAGTGCAGAAAGCGCAAAATGATGATACTTGCTACAGTGCAACGCTTCAATCTGCTTGATAAACAGATACGAGATATAACGGCTACTGTGTCAACGTGCCGTGCTACATTCCGTCACCCTTATACACGTCTTATTAAGGTCAAGACCTATGATATAGATGAGTTTGAAGCGTATACGGAGAATAAGTCATATATGCCGAAAAAGCTTTACAGCCGTTTGTATTTGCAGACTAATCAGAGTCGACAACTATATGATACTTCTCAGCTTGTAGATAATATGCTTGATAAGGAGTATATCAGCGATACGGAAATACTTGCCAATCGTGGAGTAGATGTCACAAGTGACATAATGCACGATAGAAAGACAAGCAGAAGCCTGCGAAAAAGACGTGGCATATAGCCACGAGCGACCGCAGGGGCGAGCGCTTGCGCCGCCCTGCGGTGCGTGTGGCTATTACTTGATATTAGCCACAAAAAGTACTCACTTTTAAAAATGAGGTGTTAAAAATGCCCCTAAAAACTTCATCTAAAGAGGTCAAGTGCAATACAAAGATAAAGGAATATCGTGACGGCAGTTACACTATAACACGTTCTGACCGACACATTTTTAAAGACCCTGCATTTGAGTATCACTGCAAGCATGAGCATAGTATTGACGAACGTTCAAGACAAGAGCAACTTAAAACGGCTCGTGAAAATTATATATGTTATTTTGAGTATGAGGACGAAAACGGAAACATAATGTTTGATATGCTTGATACGAGAAAATTTAAGGATAAGCAAGAGCGTAGTGGTGAAGTTCGTCTTGATAGTTTGCAACGTGCTAAGCAAAGTATTTTTGATATCGTATATCAAAACGATTGGATGTACTTTCTTACTATTACATTCAGCGGTAAAGATTTTGACCGCTCCGACCCTCGTGAAGTCTTTAAGCCCTTGAAACGATGGTTTGATAATGCTGTTCAACGTAAAGGCTTGCGTTATGTTCTTGTTCCTGAGTATCACAAAAAAGGCGGTATACATTGCCACGCTCTTATAAACGATTGTGACTTTAAGTTCGTTGATAGTGGTACACGTCTTGTTAATGGTCATGACAAGCCCCTTAAAATAGATACTATAAAGCGCCTGCATATATGTGATAAGCTTGGTTGTGATATATCTGATTTGCCTGTTGTTTATAATGTTTCTGATTGGAAATATGGATTTTCAACCGCTATTCAGACTTACGGGCAGATGTCAAACCTAGCTTTTTACGTCACAAAGTACATTACTAAGGACGTAAAGAAAATCTTCGGTAAATTCTTCTGGAGCAGTAAGAACATAGTCCGTAAAACTAAAGAGATCTATTGCAATTCAGACTTTAAAGATGATTTACCGATAGTTTCTCCCCCTCGTGCTAATGTCTGTTATCAGTATGAAAGTAGTTTCACCTTTTCAAGTCAAGTCGAAAAGAACTGCAATGATATACTTCAATATCTTAAAGAGAATGGAAATGATGATGTCCTATGATTTTTAAAGAATGGTTTGAGATGTTCTATAACGCATACTGCGTTGATGTGATAGCCTATGATTGCTATAAGGACTATTACTATATAAATCAAAAACACTTCGGTTATATAGCCGATATGGAGCTTCTGAGCGTAAAGCCTATTGATATTCAGAATTGTCTTAAATCCACCCTATCTTACAGTAATGACCGCCAAAGACGTTCATATTTCTTACTTAAACGTGTATTTCGTGAAGCTATAGTTAATGGCTATTGTGACAAAAACCCTTGCGACTATGTTAAACCTCCAAAACGTATAAAAAAAGAAGCTGAATATTTCAGCCCCGATAATCTCGTACACCTTTTTGATGATGATAGTAGTGTTTGCAGAATGTTTCAGCTTGACTTGTGGACAGGTCTCCGCCGTGGTGAACTTCTCGCCCTTAGTTGGGATAACATTGACCTTGATAATAGATATCTTAAAGTCTGTCAGACACTCGTACATACTTCATGCGGTGATAGGATTGTACAGACCACAAAATCTCGCCGTGATAGGCTTATCCCTCTGCATAGTAATGCTATTGCTATACTTAATCATATACGCTCTCAGGACGTCTCAGACGGCTTTCTGTTCGTTTCACCTATAACTCATACAGTTATATCCCTTAGACGTTATAACAGGCTCTACAGAGCGTTCTATGAGCAACAAAAAACAAAATATCCTGATTTACAGTATCTCACCCCGCACAAGCTTAGACATAGCTATGCAACGTATCTTATTCAGTGTGGCGCAGATATCGAAACCCTCAGAGCATTGCTCGGACACGTTGATATAACAACTACCCAGCGTTATGTACATAGCAATTTCAACCAAATGTGCAAAGCTGTGAATAATCTCAAATTTGAATAATAAAGGAGTTTTTAAAATGAAAAGTAAATTTTATACGGAGCAAAAACACAAAGAAACTATGAATTCCGTTGATATGCTCAAAGGTTCTATAAATCGTATGTGCGTTACTGATGATATGAATGAATTACGTCATCTTCTGATGACTTCAATGTGTCGTTTGTCTGAGTTGTATGTTATCAACCGTGATAAACTCATTGAGCGTTTTTCTCAGAATGATTTCTGAATGTGCAAAGCTGTGTATAATCTCAAATTTGAATAATAAAGGAGTTTTTAAAATGAAAGAGTTTAATTTTTGGTGTAAAGAAAATACCGATCATGGCGAATGTGCCAATAAGCTATGCGATTATGATAACTGTTGCTGTTATGCCCACTGCGAGGAATGTATATTTTATCTTACAGATTCCCCTTCTTGTGATAATTGTTCTGTACCTTGTTATGATGATTAATATTTACTTGTGTATGTTTTTTGCTTCTTTTTTTCGTTCAAAAGCATTCGGGTGGTAAAGTCGAACTCGCTGTGGGCAGAACTTTTGAACGAATGGGCTACACGTTCGACATCTGAGTAACTATGCACAAGTCTTGCTGTCTGCTCCTGCCGTTCGCTATATGCAAAAGCAGGAAGAAGATTAATCTTCTTCCTGCATATCCTTTTCGAGTAGTTCAATTATAAGGGCGTTCAGGCTTTTGCCTTGCCGTTCTGCATGGGCTTTGTAGACTTCACGCTTGCCTTTTGGTACTCGTACCTTGATATCGTCAAGCTTATTTTTCATGTACTTTGCAGTTGCTTTTTTTTGTGCTTCTGAATATGCCATAATATCACCGCCTTTACTGATATTATACTACATTTTATATATGTGTACAATATACATAATGCACAATATGTACCCTATATATTTGTTTATTTTATCAATTGATATATTGTACCCGATATGCTATAATATATATAGTGAAAGAGATAAAGGGAACTTTCACAGCGGAGGAAATTGAAAGGAGTGAGGATAATGCAGAACATGCCTACAGCTACAGAACTTGCGATAAAGTATGCAAAGCGTGAACAGCTTAGAATTATAATAGACAAGGCTCAGAACATTCATGCTGATTGCGAATATGAGGCTTTATCAAAGCTGATTAACGAACTCAAACAAATGCTTGAAGAAGCATAAAAAAATGTAGTCGGCAATCCGTCAAAATACACCGACTACATATTCACACACAAACTCGGATATCCTCCGCTTTGTAAATCCGAGTATAACACAAATTTTACTAAATGTCAAGTTGAAAGGATTGATTAAAATGAAAAACAAATGGGAAGTACTGCATGACTGTGATGATGATAACGGAAATCCTACCTCATATTCTTTAAAGGTGGGAGAAAATAAATATTATTGGTTGGATTTACATTATGACGGTATGGTTGATGTCATAGATTGCGATTGTCACACGGTTTTAATGACCTGCAGAAATCTTGTAAGCGCCAAACGTTGGGTTTCAATTAACTTGCTGTAAAAAGAAAGGGTGTTTAAAATGACTATTGAACAAATGAAGGGTATTGCTAAGGAACACATGAACAAACAAATATCATATCTTGTTGATGATGTGATTACAGCCGATGAAGCTCGTGCTACCTTGGTTGCTCTTTTTTATGTCGACCTTTTTTCTAGTGATGAATTCAGTTGTTATTGGGACCGTATTCGCCAAGTTGAACTTGAAAGTTTTAGCATTATTCAACTAAAAAACGGCTCTCCACAATAGTGGAAAGCCGTTTTTACATATTGGTCGGAGTGACCGGATTTGAACCGACGACCTCTACCACCCCAAGGTAGCGCGCTACCAATCTGCGCCACACCCCGATATCGTATATATTATACCCGATTTGGATACAATAGTCAAGAGTTTTCAGTCAAAATAAAAAAATTGCAAAAAAGGTATTGACATTCACATTCATTTGTGATATAATAAATAAGCACTCAAGAGAGAGCAGTAAAAAACAATAAAATATCGCGGGATGGAGCAGTTCGGTAGCTCGTCGGGCTCATAACCCGAAGGTCGTTGGTTCAAATCCAGCTCCCGCAACCAGCAAAGAGAAGTCTTGAAAAAAAGGCTTCTCTTTATTTTATTTACACGAATAATTCTCAGAAATTATTCTGAGAATTAAGCACGCCGAACTTTTCACAAGTACGGCAAGAAAGATTAAAGAGTCTATCATGAAGGGCACAGTGAATTTGATAGTCAAGAGAAAAATCTCTCCGCAACTCACCGAGAGTGTATTCTATTTTCCCATACAAAAGAAAAGCATCAAATATATTAATTACTTTACGATATTCACGATAAAGGCGAAGATACTCACGAACATAGTAGTTTGAAATAGTCATTTTTAACAATCCTTTCAACTTGACATTTAGTAAAATTTGTGTTATACTCGGATTTACAAAGCGGAGGATATCCGAGTTTGTGTGTGAATATGTAGTCGGTGTATTTTGACGGATTGCCGACTACATTTTTTTATGCTTCTTCAAGCATTTGTTTGAGTTCGTTAATCAGCTTTGATAAAGCCTCATATTCGCAATCAGCATGAATGTTCTGAGCCTTGTCTATTATAATTCTAAGCTGTTCACGCTTTGCATACTTTATCGCAAGTTCTGTAGCTGTAGGCATGTTCTGCATTATCCTCACTCCTTTCGATTTCCTCCGCTGTGAAAGTTACCTTTATCTCTTTCACTATATATATTATAGTATATTACGTAATACATTTCAATAGACAAAATAAACAAAGTATTGCGTAATATTTTAGGAACATTGTATATTGAGTAATACACTTAAGAGTGATATAATAAAAAGCGAAAAAGGTGGTGATAATATGGCACAAAGAAAATTTCCAAAAGGAACAGAAAAAGAACATCAAATAAAAAGGCAAAATGAATTTATAGCAGAAAAATATGATAGGTTTACATTAACTTTTCCAAAAGGAATGAAAGATAAATATAAAGAATATGCCGAAAACAAGGGAATGAGCCTAAACGGCTACATTAACGAACTTATAAAACGAGATATGCAGGAGCATTAAGCCCCTGCATTTTTTTATTAGTCATTTTCCTGCTGTTTTGCATAATCTCTCATAAATTGAGGAGCGGAACAATTTTCGCAGACAGCGGAATCCGTAAAATGATAAACACATTCCTCACAGTAACCATAACAACCGCACTCAAAAAAACCGCATTTCTTATTATCACACTTACCGAAATCAGTATTTTCCTTGCACCAAAAATTAAACTCTTTCATTTTCAGCATTCCTTTCAAAATTCTCAATAATCATTTCAAGAACATAGCTCACATAAAGCAGAAACGCCCCTAAATAAGCCGTAGTGCTACACTCATAAGTTATCACCCTTATAAGGTGAAAGCTTATAGCCTATCGTTTTCGACATCTGAGCTTTATTCTCAGCCGATACATGAGTGTAAGTATCAGCAGTAAGCTTGTATGTACTGTGACCGAGCCACTCCGAAACCTCTTTCATACTGAAACCGCTATTAAGCATAAGCGTTGCATTGCTGTGTCTAAGGTCATGTATACGAATTTTCGGTAAATCATTCTTGCGGAGCAAGTCTTGAAAGGCGTGCAGTACATAATCATAGTGAAGCGGTACACCCTCAGCGTTCACGCACACATAATTCCTTGCCTTGCACAGTGGAGCTTGTCTGCTATAAAGCTTATGCAAGTAGTCAAGTTGTTCATCACTTAGAGGAAACTCACGACGTGATTTAACTGTTTTCATTCTCTTGTTTTGACTTTCGACCCAATGCCCTGACTTATAGTCTTTTATCCTCGTTCTTGTTTCACGGATATAAAGACAACGCCCGAGGAAATCAACATTCTCCCAACGCAAACCGAGTATCTCAGACTTGCGAAGTCCAAACCACACGGCGAGATACACAAAGCTTTCTATCTGAGTACCATAAGCTACACGAAGGAGTTTCAAGAGCTGTTCTTCTGTATAATATGACATTTCATTTTCCACCTTTCGAGGAAGTGAAAAAGCCGTGTAAGGATTTTTGCTTATAAAATCGTTCTTATATGCGTAATTCAGACACGCACGCATGACTTCATGATGTTTACGGAGCGTATTCACAGAAAGCCTTGTATCATGCAGTATGTGCCTTTGATAGCCCTCTATGTGCATAGGCTTGACATCAACAAGCCTAAGTCCTTTGTTCTTGAAATAGGGGTAAAGGTATTTTGTTATGATACCTACATAGCCGTCATAGGTTGACGGAGATTTTCTGTAACACGTTTCATTGTTCCATACTATGATATAGTCGCAGAATAATATTTTATCCGTGTCAATGTTTTCAATGCTCATTATCATTTTGCCAAGGTCCTTTCCTGATGATAGTTGTTATAGATTTTTACCTTTGTCACGTTATCAAGCTGATGAAAGACGGCTCTTGAAAGTCTGTGCTTGCGGAGATATTCAAGGAAACTTTTTGATTCAGTTGCAGGCGAAGTATTACGTAAAGCCCTAACAATATCAGAATTGCAATCGTTATTATAAAAGCTTTCAAGTATTTGTTGCTGAACGTTTTCAGACAATGACAAATAATGATTATAACTAATCCTGCAAGTATCAGATAGAAAACGTTGAAAAGCAATAAGCATTTCATCATTCATTTAGTTCACTCCTTTCAAAATAATCATCATATTCCTTGCGGTATTCGTCAGAGTAAATATAATCAAGGAAATCTGCAATATTATCAAACCTAGATGAAACCTCTTCAAAGTTCGGTATGATATTCACATTTGTATTGTACTTATACTGGTTAGAGGTATAAGGTTTAGTGATAGCCGACTTTGAAACGCTATCAAAATCGGTATTACTGTATATAATCTGAGGATCACGATTACAATTCCGACTACTCCAATAATACTTGCCGAATATCTTGTTATTGCCCTTTGTAATATATTTTGTGATATAGAACGCAAGAGCCGCCGAATTATTTTCCACAGGAATAGCCGTGGAAAAGCCGTATTTCCATTCAGGGATATTATATACAACGTTTCTAACGTGCAAGTTTTTTTCCTCAATAGTCTTTAATGTCACAGGCTTGTTATATCCAGTTACAAGCCTTGTGCCTGAATCGACCATATCAAAGCAATCATTGATAAGAGCGTGGCAATGTATACCGCCGTTCTTATGCCTTTCAGGAATGAGCAAGTATTTCATATCTTTCCGCTTGACCTGATTTTCAAGCCACCGCCTAAGTTTTTTCTTAACAAAATCAGCATTAGAAAAATCGTATTCACTACCATTGAAAGTGATAGTGAGAAAATACGCCCACTCATTTGAAAAGGCTATATCAAAGACCTTGTCTTTTGCACGCTTTAATATATCTGTCCGTTCCCCTCTTTCCTCTTTTGAAACCTTTGCAGGCTTTTTGATTATCTCAAACATATCTGTTTGAACATCTTCATCATGCTGAGATTTCTCAAATTTCTCCCATTTTCGTTTAAGCTGTAATATTTTCTGATTTTGCTGATATTCTTCAAGGTTTTTGTCAACGAATATGTAATTGTTGCAATAAGTTGTTGTCGAAGAGCCGTCAGCATAGATTTTTGTTTTAGTATTTTTTAAAACGACCTCAGGGGGTAAATCATAAAAATTTGCCATTTTCCCACCGCCATTTTAGTTTTTGACGGAAATTTGCGGTTATTATCAAGTATATAACCGCAAATTTCTAAGCTTGCAAGCTGTTCGCCACGGCGCACGCAGGAGCGTGCGCACGTGGCTGAATCAATCTTGCATAGCTTTTAAAATTCTGCTTGCTATTTTCTCTTGTTCACTCGTCCGACCGATTTTCAGCCCCTTAACAATTTCTTCTGTGTCATAAAGCGACCTTAATTCATCAGTAGCACAGAATGTTTCTTTCCATTCTTTCGGACGTTTCCTCGTTCCTGCACTGCCCTGCTCTCCGTTAATGAGATAGTTTTCTTTTGTATAGCACTTATTGACGATAAGACGTGAATTAAAATACGCCTTACAATCTATGATATAATTGACCTGCTCACGAATTATTTTTGTACACCTTTTCCACTCCTGAGCCGACCCCCAGATACACTTGTGCAAATGCCTTTGCAGTGAGATATATTCAAGCAGCTCGTCCGGAGCATCTTTCCATGATTGAGAATTAAGAGTCAGGTGCATTTCATCGAACAGAAACAGCACGCCTTGATTAACACCGTTTTCATCAATATTCTCAACGTTCAAGATATCTTCCCAACAATCAAAAAATCTATCAGCCACTTCCGTATGAAAGTTAGCACAGATAAGCACTTTAGGAAATCTACTCTTGACCTCTTGCGCACGTTTCACCATGCTTATAGTTTTACCTCGACCGCCCAAGCCGTTATAGAGATACAGCCCATACATATTGAACGGAACTTCTTCGCCTTTAAGCCGTTTTCTAATAGTCTTGAAAGTGTCCTTTACCGACAAAGGAAAAGCATGAAGCACAGGAGTTCCAAACAGCATAAGAAGCACGATAACGCCCACCACAACGCTTCCCAAGGCGAGAGGTATAAGCATAGCTTTCCAATTGATATTAGCAAATGCCGACCACATTATAAAAGCCCCCTTACAAAGTTCACAAGTGCAGATACAAGCAGAAGTCCGAGAACAAAGAAAATGCTCTCAAACATCAATTCAAGATTTAAGAATTGGTCAAGCTGATACAGAAAAGAGATCATATCCCTAAGAGCCGAATAAGCTTCATCACTTATTGAGAATGACTTAAAGAACGGCAGGCTAAAGAACAGCTCTACTATTTTCGCAGTTATCATTATTCTCCCTCACTTTCACTTGATTCATGAAGCTGTATTCCGAAGCAACGGAACAAAGCCTTAATTGTCGCATAGATACAGATAGCGTACATTGCTATAGTTGAAGCATTGAACAGCGCACTCTTAAGCTCGTTCGGAGCGGAGTTCATATTAAAATCAAAGTTCTTTCCGAAAAGTGTAAACGTAACTGAATTTGATGATGATTGCTTACCCTGCTGAAAAGCTTTTCTCAACTTTGCATAAGCAGGAAACTTGCTTTCTATAGCCACATTCAAATCTTTTGAGTTAGGTACAAAAAGATAGGTCACGAGCTTCTTCAAGTCAACCACGAGATTATACAGTGCAATGCCGATATTTTTAACAATAGTCCACAAACACTTGCCGAGCCACTCAAAAATGCCTAAGAAGTTGAAGAATACAAATTTCAAAGCCGCCCACAGCCAACGGAAGAAGCCTGTGAAAGCGTTCCACAGAAATTCAACAACCGCCTTTAAAAAGTCCGATATGCCGTCCAAGTCATGAAACATATCAAAGTTAACGTAATCTCTTATATCAGGAAAATCGGTATCTATATAATCAGACAAAGACGGAAAATTTTCATAATCTTTCTTTTCATCAAACGGCTCTTTCTTGTGACTATCTACAGTATCAAGAAGGCTGTACTCATAACTTGCGGCGCAAAATCTATCCTTATATAACGCTTCATCACCCTTACCCTTAGCCGCTATAAGAAAGAAATAAAGCTTGCCCGTATTTTCAATATCTTTGTTGCTGTTATACCGCATAATGCCGTCACGCATAACATTCAGAGGGATTGAGCCATGCAAAGGGTTTTCTTTTGTGAAATCTCCCGAAGTGTCCATAGGGAGATAGTACCAGCCGTCAGAGTTAGGATAATCCCATTCAGATTGATTAGATACGGCAATGTTTACGTTGTATATATCATTATCTTTTTTCGGTTCAAAATCAAACAAAAATTTTTTGCTATCTTCATCATAAGAAATAGAAGCTTTATATGGTTTATTGCCTGAATACTCTAATTTTTCGCCGTCATTTGTAATAGTAATATTAGTGTCAATAATGTGCCAAGCACCAGCAGAACTATTTTCATTTAAATAAATTTCCTGTGTAGAATCAAAGAAAGTAGGAGATTGTGACGATGAAGTAGAAATAGTATACCGATCATCATCCCAAGAAGTATAGTCCCATTTATCATAATGACAATATATTTCAGGAGAAAACCGAGATATATTAAATTTGCCATTAGTTGCACTAATAGTATCTGTAGGAAACGAAATAAGAATAATAATAATACCATACTCGTTTGGTGCATACCAATACGCTATATAATTTTTATCATCTAATGTACCACCTTGTGCTTTTACTCTATCCACCATCGTAGATACAACTTTGAGAATATGAGCTTGTTCAGAAATAACGTCCATTACATCATCAGAAGAAGCAAACGCAGGCACAACACAAGCCGAACACATCACGATAAGGGCAAGCACTAATGACAGCGTTGCTTTAAGTTTACTATTTATCATAATTCCCCCTTAAAAATTGGCATAATAAAAGGGCAGTTCACTGAATGAACTGCCCTCGTTGCTGTCAGGCTTACGCCTTTACGTACTTTTTGAACATTCTGATAGCAATGCCGATTACAGTTGTCAGAGTTATCACAGGGATAAGAGCGACAATAGAATCGGAAACGCCCTGAATAGCAGAATTAGCGAACTGTGTCATAAGTTCACCGACATTTACGAGAGTATTGCCACCTTCTGCAGTTGTAGAAACAGGATTCATTAACACATTCTCCTTTCTTAATTAATTAAGCTATATATCCACTTGCCAAACTTGATGACAAGATAAATACCGATAGATATTGTTATCAAAAAGCATATAGTGCCTAAATATGAAATTGTAATATTTTGATTATTGATTATAGTGTGCTGATTTTCGATAACAGCCGACATATTATATTCGTCAGTCTGCTCAGAGGTAGAAACAGACGATAAATCAATCTGTGAAGAAGTGACATCATTCAACGCCCACAACCTCAATTCCCTGAGCCTGTCGCTCCAGTTCTTTAACACGGAACTGCAGTTTAGAAATTTCTTTATTTTTCTTATCAATTGCCTTAAAGCAACGAGTAAGGCAATAAAACAGGGCAAGCGCCACCACCAAGCAAAAATAAAGTGCGTATACTGTCATGTTCAAGCCCCCTTAGATAATGACCGCTTCAAGCTTCTTCTTATCGTTGTAGAAATACTGGATTTCCGTTCCGACAAGTTCTCCGATATCTTTCATAGACACATCTTTGCCGAACACGTTTCCTCTTTCGCTCCAAGCACACTTGCAATCATTGGCGATAGTGTAGCCCACGCCCTGAACGAAGTTTGAATCGTCCGCAAGTTTATTTTCTATAGGCTTCTGCACCTGAAGCACCAAGTTGTCATAGTCGATTGATTTTCCGTTATCGTCCGTAAATGTACCTTTCTTGTGGATTGCTCCTATAAGTATTCCTCTCATGTTTTTTCCTTTCTGCGGTTGAGGTTATCCGCTCACCTTTACTTGTTGTGTACATTCATTTGTATGTACCATGATTATATTATACATACTTTTGAATGTATGTCAATACATTTGAACAAATGTGTGTTATAATTTGTAGAGATTAACAAACAAAGAGGAGGAATGTTGTGTATATTTATCAAAGATTAAAAGATTTACGAGAGGACAACGAGTGCAAGCAATCAGAAATTGCAGAGCTTTTACAAATTTCACAGCAACAATACAGTATGTACGAAAAGGGCAAAAGGGAGATACCCTTACACCTGATAATTATACTTGCGAGATATTACAAAGTAAGCTTAGACTACATCACAGGTTTGACGAATGACAAACGGGGTGTAGGTTATAAGGACGAAACCAACAGCAAGTACAACATAACACAAAATAACAGCCCTAAGGCTGTTATCAAAATCAAGGAGGAAAAGTAATGGAAGCAGCATTAGCAACATTTACAGTTTGGTTTATAATAGGATTAATCGTATTTATTCTAATCATTGTAGCGATCATAGGCACATGGTTTGAAGCCCGTGAAATGCGCAAGGAACTGGAGCAGGTCAACGCATACCTTGCAACGCTCAATGACAACTTGATTATAGGTTTTCAGAACAACGACCGCCAAAGCCGCAACTTCTGAGAGCCTGCCGCCCTCGTTCCTGCTTTTCTGCACTGTGCTGTCGCCCCTGCCGTGCTGTTTCACCCTTGTGGAGCTTGTGCGCTCCCCCTGCACTGTGCTGTCGCCCCTGACGTGCTGTTTCTCCCTTGTGGAACTTGTGCGCTCCCCTGCGCTGTGCTGTCGCCCCTGCCGTGCTGTTTCTCCCTTGTGGAACTTGTGCGCTCCCCTGCGCTGTGTTTGGTGCGAACTGCGTTCGCAATGAGGGGGATTCTTGAGCGGCGTTCCCCTCTTTTTGGAGCATTGAAAGCATTGAAAACATTGAGAGTGTTGAAAAATCATAGATTTTCCAACACTCCCAACATTTCCAACACTTCCAACACCCCAAAAATTCACCCCCTAGCCGCTCGCATGATGGATTTCCCACATAGATAGCGCTTCGCTTTTTTTCTTTTTCTCTTAGAATATGTGCTGCTTTCCTCGGGTCTTTTTTCTTTGTGGTTTTGTCCGCTGTTTGTTTGCGTTTTTTGTTTTCTTTTTCCGTGTTTTTTCTTTTTGCTCTTGTGGAGCTTGCCTTGTGTCGCTTGTCGCTTCTCCACGGGGCTTATAGTTACTTTTGCGAGGGGCTTCACTCATGCTGTTTGTTGCCTGCTAGTTCTCATAACCCGAAGGTCGTTGGTTCAAATCCAGCTCCCGCAACCAATAGTTCCCACGACCGAAGTTAATGTACTTTGTATGTTAATTTCGGTCGTGTTTTTTATATCTATACGAGAAATGAGCAGGCGTATAGCTTTATCATCTGGGCTGTCATGCAAAGCCTTGAGCCAAAGAGAAATCTGATCCGTAGTGTAGTCCTTTGGCATTTCCGTCTTCTTCAATGCCTCTATCTCAGAACGGAGCTGGTTCATCTTCGCACCGATATCCTCGATAACGTCAGCTGGGAGGACACCACTTGACATGTTGGTCATCAATGTGTCATACTGCTTCTGCTTCTCCGATATCTTAGATGCAACTATCTTTTTGAAATCAGCAGCTCTCTCAGGCTCTCCGCACTTGTACTTTCGCATAGCAGTAGCAATGGCCTTTTGATTTTCTTCGTTGAGCAGGGTGCGAAGATATGTCTTAGCGGCGTCATCAACGATATCCATAGATATCATAGGTGCACCACACTTCTTTGAACAGCGATAGTAGTGATATACGTGCCCTTTCTTCGTTGATATGTGTGCGTGCATTTTCGCACCGCATGAGCAGTAGACTAACCCACTGCATAGATATGATGTCTTTGGTCCACTCTGTTTTCTGCTATCCATAATCTTCTGCACCTCGTCAAATGTTGCCTTGTCGATTATCATCGGCAAGGCATTTTCTATTCTTATAGCATTAGGCTTAGACCTGCGCTTGGATCTATCCTTTTCCTCGTCAACACAGTATATATATGTTCCTGTGTATTTCTCGTTTCGTAGTATCTCATATACTGCAGAATACTTCAAGGGCTTTCCACGCTTGCCCACAATGCCCACTGCCGCCATTTCTGCGATAATGTCCTTAGTTCCCTCGTGATTTTTCACCGCCGCAAAGATCTTGCGGACATATTCCGCTTCATAGGGGTTTATAACATACTTCTGATCAACAATGTCATATCCGAACGGAGGATAGCCGCCATTGTGAAGACCTTTCAGGGCTATTTCACGTTCTCCCTTTTTCGTTTCATTTGCAAGGTTATCTATATAGTATTCTGACATAGACCACATCAGCGCACGCATTATCTTGCTCTCCGGTCCGAGTCCGAAGTCCTGACCAACAGCTATCAGTGTAACGCCCATTTTCTGCAGGCGAGTGTCAAGGTTGACGTGTTCACTCAGCGATCTAGCCACACGATCGTATTTGTGAATAAGAATAGTATCGAAAGTACCCTTATTGCAATCTCTCAACATTTTTTGATACTGCGCACGGCTTGCTGTCATTGACCCCTTACCACTGATAGCCTCGTCCGCATATACTGCTACGATATTATATCCCTTAGTGGCGGCATACTGTCTGCACGCCCTGAGCTGGGCTTCGATACTTTCTTCGGATTGCTTATCCGAAGAGTATCTAGCATATATAACTGCATTGCTCATAGTGACATCTCCTAAGTGTTATTTCGGACGAACTGTGTCGGCGATTGACAAGAAGTCTTTGGTATTATCCTCATAATCAGAACCAAGTGTAAGAACATAGAAGTAACCATTTATATCAGCCACAGCCGCCGTATTGAAAGAAGTTGAAAGGTATACTTCACAGTCAGAAAGTCCACTAACAAATGAATATACTTCACCGTCCAGTGCCATATAATCATTGAGAAAATCTTCGGCACTTATATAGCCTGGTTTTTCTGTCTTTATAATCGAAAATCCATACCCATTTGTAACAACTACCCACGAAGTATAGTGTTCTGTTGATTTTGACTTCTGCTGCTGGTAATCTCCTTCTATGGTAAGGCTCAAATCGTCAAAAGTGAGTACGTTCTCAGCAGGTTTTGCAGCTGTTGTCGTTGTAGTTTCCGTAGTTGTCGTAGTTGTTGTAGTTTCTGCCGTGGTAGTAGTGGTTTCAGTAGCAGATGCCTCAGTCGTAACAGCAGGCGTTGTTGAAGTTGATGAAACGTCACTGCCCGACTCTGAGCAGCTTGTCATCATCAACAGGGTTGATATTACGGCGGTTAAAATAACAGTTTTCTTCATTTTTGTTACTCCTTTATAAAAAAATAAGCACCTCAAAAGTTGGGCTATTCTTTTTCCGAAATTCGTATGGTATTAAATAAATATAGGAGGTGCATTCTATATTTATGAATACTAAAAATTATAAAATCGAATTAAAAAAGATTATGCACGAAAAGCACATCAACGGAAAACAGCTTGCAGAGCTTGCCGAGATAAGTGAGGGGGAAATAAGCAAGATATTGACCGGCAAAGCAAACCCTACAATTGAAGTTATTGCACGTTTGGTTATTGTGCTCAAATGTGATCTTTCTGATTTGGTAAAAATCCTAAAATAAATTTATTATAGGAAATTTTACTGCATTTTTTGCCGAAATATGTTATAACCAGCATAAGGGGATTTAAACATATTTTTTCAAAAAATGAAAAAGAAAGGGGTGAGCAGCATGACTGACGCTGAGCGTAAGGAGCTGCAGGACCAACTGGCAGAAATGATATATTCACTTCTGTTTGAGACCAAGTCCGACGAATAGGGTACTGCCTACATACAGGCAGGCGAATAAGCACTTCACGTTTTGTGGAGTGCTTATTTTTTTATCCTGATGATTCTTTTTTCTTGTCCCTAGAACGCCATATCAAGAAGTCTACATAATCATATAGGTTTTTGAGGTCATCATCATCAAGAGTATCAAGCATTGCATTTATCTTTGAGATAACAGCTTGTTTTTTCTCTGACTTGGAAAGAAGTTCATCTTCTAATCCTATAAGATAGTCCGCAGAAACTCCGAAGAAAATTGCCATTTTCGCCAAGCATAGGGTACTAGGATCACGATCACCACATTCATAACTATAGTAGGCACGTGGTGTAACGCCAAGCTCATTTGCGACATCATCAGGTTTTAAGTCACGAGCTTTACGAAGAGCTTGTAGTCTGTCACCTCTCACTATTCTTACCCCCTTTCTGTATATTATTATACACTTAAAGTGTATAAAAGTCAACACAAAAGTATACTATTTTACACTTTTCGTGAAAAATGCACAAGTTTACAGTAAAAATTTAGTGATTATTTTTACACTCAAAGTGTTGACATTTACACTTAAAGTGATATAATATAGACAAGATTACACAGAGAGTGTAAAGTTACACACTTTAGGAGGTGTTTATATGAAAATCAAGTTTGAAAACATCAGGGCAGAAATCGTAAGAAAAGGATGGACGATTGAACAGTTCTGCAACGTTATCGGTATCTCCAAGAAGACGTTCTATCTCTGGGAAAAGAAAGGCGACTTTCCTCTCAGCTATGCCCTAAAGATGTCCGCCATTTTTGAAAAGCCGATTGATTATATAATCGGCATTGAGGATATGTCGGCTTAATAACGTCTTGTTGAGGTCAACAAAACGATAAAAAAAGAGGTGATACCAATGTCAAAATCAACAGACCATGATTTCAATGAGATAGTATATGACAGTGTTCTTCCTGAGATTGCAAGAGCTTTCTGCTCTTTAAAAAAAGAAGTCTCAGGAAATAAACTCGTGAATGAGCTATCTCCTGAGGAAAATGAGATTATAAAAATCAAAAGCAAAATGTTGAACAAAGTCATAACAGACTTTATTCAGAAACAGCTATGATCAAGGCGTGAACTTATCCACAACATATATTTCAGCAAGTTTCTTGACCAATTCAAAAGTCATTGCTTTGGCTTTTGTCTTAACAGTGTTCCACAGCTTAGAATCCCGAATGCTGTCGAGATACTGATGACCCTCATATGTGATACAGCTGTAGACAATAGTTATAATCTTGCTGTCAGCCCCTATGGGTTTTGCTTCGATATACTTGGCTTCCAAGAGCTTCGTTGAGGCATACGCAATATCGGCTCGTGAGAAGTCTGGCATTTTCTCACAGACCTGCTTAAGGTTTAAGCTTGGGTATGACAAGCTATCGTCCATGACTAGGTTTTCTTCAAGAGTTAGCAAAAGTTCACGAACACAATCATAGTTTAGTTTCATAGTTATCCCCCCTTTCTGATATATTTCAAATTTATTATATCATACAAGGTGGGAGCATTCAAGATAAATAAGGAGAATAAAAGTGACAAACCATAAGATAAAGGACTATCATAAGAACCGCCTTGCATTTGAGGTCATAGTCAAGAACTATGAAATGCTTTGTTCCCTGCTGATAGTGCTGAATAAGGAGTATCCTAAGACGTTCTATCCCAAGAAATGTCGCCAATGGATAGATGATTTTGCAGACAACTGCAAAATTGCCAACGAGTGGGACAAGGACGGTGTATATGCCTATAAAATGCAGCGGGCGTGCGAGAATAGCGGCATAGATCTGAACATGGTAGTAACGTTCGTTGAACGGAATTGCAAAGAGTTCAATCTCCAGAACAGGGCTATTCTGGCAGACAACATCAAGCTGGCGCTTGTGCAGACCGCCACAGAGTATGGCGTGGGCGGCAAGCGTATGAAAGCCATTCAGAACGCCATGTTGGAAACTTTCATTGACAATCCTAGGGAGCAGGTCAAGGCGCTGGGTATAGATGATTACATCGAAGAATGCACAGTGGGTCAGGTCGATATCCGCAAGTTCAGAGTCAAAGACAAGGTCAGGACTACCCTGCAGGAGCAGAAAGAAGCCTTAGCAGGCTTGGAAGCGTTCCGGCGCTGGTCAGCTGAGAATGTAAAAGAGGGGGCAGTAAAATGAAAGAAACGATTGATATTCCCATAAGCGTTACATATCGCATCGAGGACGGCAAGATCATAGAAACCCGCCGCAAGGTCAAGAAGATACCGATTGACGTTATCGCAAGCATTCTTTACCGCCATTTCAAGCAGAAAGAGAGGCATAAGAAGTGCTGCACATTATGAAGATAGACGCCATTATCGGCGAAAGAACAAACGCTGAGATAGAAAGAGCCATTAATAAGGCTCAGCTTGTCGGTGACAAGCTATGGCATGGAGATCTGAGCAAAGAAGACCTCCTAAGCTACTACGTGGCGCAGACCATAGAGAAGCATTTGGTGGCTGATATCGAGGAGCGTATCAAAGAGTTGGAGGGTGATGGAGATGTACGCAAAGAGTGATACCCGCAATTCACTGATATCGCAAGCCGTCATCAGAATAGCAACGGATATGGGGATTGAAAGCTATGTCCGAGAGATACGCCACGGCTATTCTATATGTGCCGGTGAATTCGTCATCGTTGACATGGCGGACAATACCAGCGTTAAGATGATAATATCAGATTATGACGGTTATTATCAGCAAATCAAAAGAAACATGAGAAAATGGAGGAAAAATTATGACAAGAAAAGACGTAGTCCTTGCAATCAGTGAAGATGTCAAGGCGGTTGATTACCTGGCAATGAGGGAGCAGAGAGACAAGCATAACAAGCTCGTTACCCGTCGAAAGCGAGAAGATCGCAGAGAGTGCTTCGCAATGGCCTTGCTGACTATCTTCTTTGCATTCATGATAATAGTAGTAATGCTCGGTCTTGGGCAGGTATGGGAGATGATCTACTGATGTATGATTTCAACAACGCAGTCAGACTTAACCGCATAGGTGGTGAATATGTCATCACTGTGGACGGAAAGCCGTTGGAAACGTCACTCAGCTCTAATCAGCGCCGAAATCCCCTTATAGCTGTCAGCAGATATGCGTCAGCAATAGACGAATACCTCAGAGGGAACGTCAAGAAGTATCTTGCTGAAAACGAGCTGAACGTAGTCACGGGCTGTAATGTCTGCATGGAGTGTACAGACTGCAAGTTCTATCACCTCAACAACGCTGAAAGCAACTGCCGCCTAGGTGACAACAATGAGTAAGACCGTATACGTCGATAATACTATTTATCGAAAAGAGTCCAAGCAGTTTCCGAACGTCAAGTATCGTTTCAACCTTTCCAACGTCGTGATACATAGTATGTATACCATGTATCTTAAGAGCCGTGGCATACCGAAGACCATAGGGCTTACAGACAAGCAGCGTTTTGATTTTGAAAAGCGTATTCAATCTCTTATCGACAACGGGTCTATCGTAGTGACAGAAGTCGAAGCAGGAACGAAAGGAAAATGAAAATGAGTACCATAGGAATAATACTGTTATCCATAGCGACGCTTATCGTTGCGGATATCGTGATGTACATAGTACTTGGTGCCATTGAAAAGCACTGGGAGAAAAAGTTTAAGGAGGATAAAGATGACGAGAGATGAAATAATTCTTGCAGCAAAATGCTGCATAGTAGACAACTGTGGAGCTTGTCCGTTTATAAATAGAGGTAATTGCATTACTGATTTTATGAAGAATGTTCTTGAATGCATAAAAAATGAGCCTGTGCTGTCTGCCAACAGTACAAGCTCGGAGGTATCTGTAAAAGAAGATACCAATAACATACACCTTGATGATAGCACAAAAGAGCATATTTGTCAAGCATACGAAACTGCTGATGAAGCTTGTGCAAATATGCTCACTATCTACGAAGGAATGTCGGAATGTGAGCAGAGAGACTTTGATATAGGCGAGGTGTACGGAAAAATATACAGCACGAGGGATAAGCTTGAAACTTCCCTAAAGGAGCTCACAAAGGAGGGGGAGAATAAATGCCGGTAATAACAGACGTTGACCTGCTATGCTATAATGCTGAACTTGCAGGCGCCAGAAAGCGGCTGAATTATAAATCGCCCCCGCCAAGGCATAACGCAGGCCCATGTATTTTTTATAATAGCATAAGACAAGAGTGTATGGCGCTAGTCGAGAAGCCAGCGCAAGAAACTTGCACACGCTGCAAGTTTTTCAAAACCAGAACGGAGGATTATAATGCAGATGAATTCAAATAATCAAAAGCCAACATTCGATTGGAGAAATTTTAAGTATAAGAACATAGCTGTTCACGTCAAGACTCAGGAAGAATACGATAACTTTATGAAAGAATGTAAGGTGCAGGGGCTTACATGGTGCACCGGCAAAGAAGTTGATAAGCTCAATCTTTGGCCGGACTGCGCATATGATACGTGCATAGTACATGACAATAGCGTTTCCGCACAAAGGGGACTGCATTATCAAAGGCTGGGCTACTATAAGAGATGCGGCTATGAGATAGAGGAATTCGCAGATTTCTATTTCCAAAAAGATTACCAACCGCTTAATTCAAACAGCAATCTTATCCCAGAAGAACAGATAGAATTCTTGGAAAAACCAACAACGCATACCTTGAAGCTGGAAGAATGCTTCTGTGAAGCAGTTGTCACAGGTAAGAAGTGTTTTGAAATTCGTAAAAATGACAGAGGCTTTCAGCCTGGAGACACGATTGAATTCATTCCAGTAAGTAACGGACATCCTGCTATTCATGTGATATCAAACCGCAGATATAGGATAACATATGTCCTAAGTGGTTGGGGGTTGAAGAATGGATATGTTGCATTCGGAATAGAGGAGGTAAAGAGATATGACTAGCTACAGAGAGCAGGCGTTGAAGAAACTCACAAACGAACGAGAGGGCGTTAAGCTTAGCGGTGGAGCATCGGCGAACACAGTGCTTGGTACTATCATTCAGCCTGTCATTGACGCACTTGAAAGCTTCGTCAAGCAGGACGAGGAATTCGCACAGGCGGTCGCTCAGGGTGGCACGCTTCAGAAGTGTTTTGAAGCAGTTTACAAAGCAATTAAGGATAGCAACTTTGCACTATCAGACTTTAAGACTTATGAGACCGCAGCAGGCTTTTTCTTCCCTGGCTGTAAGATACGTTATCACATGGATATAGACCTCTGCGGTAGTGTCAACAAGGAAGCGCCTGAGCAGAAACGCAAGTCGATCACAGTTTCTTTTGATGACCTTTTCTGAGAGGTGATTGAAAGTGTGGATAAACAATAACAAAGAGCAGTCGCTAGTATATAAGCCTATATTCACAGACTGTCTCACCCATGCCCAGAAAGAAGACGTTGAGGGCTTCCCGCCCCTCAACGTTGACGATTGTGCCGAGATTAATCGTCACTTTACGCCCTATATCTTTTATCGCAGGACTAGCCAAGGGCGCTATACCTGTTTCTGTACGTCCTGCAATCACGAATTTAAGGTCAATAGTAATGATTATGGTGATATATACCACACTGATGATAATATCATCAGGCATAACTATTTGGGTACCTGCCCATGTTGCGGTGTGAAAGCCAAATATAAAGCGGCAGGATATAAGCAAGTTCAATTAAATGAAGTAGTTGATTTCGTCATATATAAAGCCGTTGAAGAAGTGGTATATATATATGCGGCGACGATTCATAAAGACTATAACGAATACGGAACGGAGGACTTCGACAGGATCCCCAATCTTTGGGTCGATTTCCAAAAGCTTTACGTCCTGCGAAAAGGCAGTGCGGAGGTTTATCATTCGCATGCCTCATTCCGTCGAAACGGCTGGTGTTATATGATAGAGCCTATGAAGAGGAAAATGTGCAGTACATTCAATAACGGATTCGCTGAGCACAGACAAGTATACCTATATAAGAATATAATTAAGGACACTTTCTTAAAGTATTCAGGTTTTGATTGCTACTGCTGCCGCCATTATATAAGAGAGTATGACCAAGAACGTTATTATACCGCATACGCTATGTATCCGATACTTGAAATGGCGGTTAAAATGAACTGCGACACCATGGTGCAGGATCTGCTTTGGCGCAACAAGAAGAATTATAAGATATTAAATTGGAACGCAACATCGCCGAAAAAGTTCTTCAAGCACCTAACGCAAAATGAGGTCAAAACCATTCTTGAAGATCACACGCCGGCAGAAGTTATTGAGGTGTATCAGGACTTCAAGCGCAAAGGTAAGAAGAAAGACATTTTCTACTGCCGAATGTACAGCTATATTACTGATTACTGTACCAGCATTGAAAAGGCAGGCGTTGATCCAGAGCAGGCATTAGAATACCTGAGAAAAGTCATGAAGCACTCTCCCGAAGAAGAACGTTGCGAAGACGATCACTCAGAGATAAGGCGCCTTGTCAAGCTGTATGACGATTATGCCAATATCGGCTTGAAAATAGGCTATGATTTTCGCTTGAAAAACATAGCCTTTCCGAGAGACCTGAACGAAGCGCATGATAACGCAGTTGAGAACTTCAATTTCATGGAAGAAGAACGCAAGAGAAAAGAAGCCGCCGAGCTTGAGGAAGCCTATAAGCCCAGATACAAGAAGCTTTGCAAGAAGTATAAGGGCTATAGCTATCCTGGTATTCAGTTGGTTGTGCCAAAGAATGCCGAAAGCATCATCAAAGAGGGAAAGGACTTGCAAATATGCGTCGGCGGTTATGCTTCAAGGCATTGCAACGGCGCCACAACAATTCTATTCATCAGAAAACCGTCTGACCTGGATAAGTCATGGTTTACGATTGAAATAGACAATGCTGACCATATCGTGCAATGCCACGGATTTAAGAATGAACAAGCCAAAGACCCCTTAACGGGCAAAAAGCTTGAAAAGCCCGAAATAATCAAGGCGTTTGAAGTCAACTTCCAAGAGTGGCTGAATAGTCAGAAGAAGCAGAATAAAAGGAAAAAAACAAGCTAGGAGGAATTACAATGAATGAGATAAAACTAAGACCCGGTGAGGAGTTCGTATATAATGGTATACGTTTTATATGCCTCGACATTATCGACGGCAACTATTTAGCTATAACCGCTGATTGTTTGTGTGAAAAACGTTTCAACGATAATTACAATGACGGTTGCAACAACTGGAAAACGTCAACGCTCCGTCGCTTTCTCAACGAAGATGTGCTAGAGGAGCATTTCGACGCAAAACACCTTATAAAACAGACATCAGACCTTACTGCGGACAACGGCGATAAAGCTTACGGAACGTGTGAAGATTATATAACACTGCTCACTTGCGGCCAATATCGCAAGTATAGAGATTATGTGCCGTTGTTTGAAGAATGTATGTGGACGCTCACTCCTTGGAGGTGCGACACCGGCAACGCTAACTACGTGCGTTACGTCAGCCCGTCGGGAGCTATCCACAGCAGCGGTGCGTACAGCAGTGTCGGGCTCGCCCCGGTTTGTTTATTTAATTCTGATAATCTCACATTGCACTGACAGGCGCAGCTTATACCCGCTGAATAACTAACCAAAACAGGAGGAAACGCAATGGAAAACACAGAAATTACAGTATCTATGAAAACAGCTATGGTAGAACACCAGCACATATGCGAATGCTACAGGACAGCCGCAACGGCTATCGTAGAAATGGGCAGGTCACTGAAGAATATCAGAGATTATAAGCTCTACACAGCACTTGGCTATGAGTCTTTCAAGAATTATCTTGAAAGCAATGGTGATTACACGTTCAAAGAACGTCAGGCATATACCTATATCAAGCTCTATGAGGACAACAGCACAAAGTTCCTTGAAGAACACGCAAGTATAGGTGTAACAAAGCTGGAGCTTCTCTCCAAGCTTCCGGAGTACGAACGTGAAGAATTCGCTGACACACATGACCTTGGCGGAATGACAGTTGAAGAAGTCAAGAAGCTAATCAAAGAAAAGCAGGCATTAGGCGAACAACTGACATTCCTTGAGGAGGAGAAGAAGGAGCAGACAGAAAGCGCCGAATCTCTCAGAGCTGAGCTTGAAGAACTGAGAGAAAAGCTTAAGCAGGCCGAGGACAAGCCTATCGAGGTAGTTAAGAGAGACCTCGACGAAGAAGAGATTGACAAGATAAGGCTGTCTATCCGTCAGGAACTTCATGCCGAACATATGAAAGAGCTGAATTCGCTGAAGAAGTCAAGCCGTGAAGCCGTGAAGGCGGCAGAAGCTGAAAAAAATAATGCCCTTAAGAAAGCACAGGCAGAGCGTGACAATGCAGTTAAGGAAGCCGTCGCTAAGTATGAAACTGCCCTCAGTAAAGCTAAGTCTGAGGCAGAAGAAGCGGACCATGCCAAGGCAGAGTTGGAAAAGAAATTGAAGTCAGGCAATGCAGACGAAGCAAGGGTTGCGCTGAAGATCATCTTTGAAAACGTTCAGAAAGGGCTTACGGAATTCATTGAAAAAATCAATGATATTGAAGACCCACAAACCAAGGAAAAGTTCATTACTGTCACAAGCAAGTGGCTCAGGCAGGCGGCTGATGACCTTGAGGGGTAATGTTTTGAAAGCAGGACATAGATGACAACAGAAATAATTAACGAACTATTCGGCATAAAGGAAAGCTTTGAACTTCCGCAGGCACTTCTTGCGAAACTTCTTGACAAGGCTGAAAAAGACAAGCTATGCAAGGAATTTGTCAAACAGGGTTTCAATGGCAACAATGATTGCCTGCGTGACTATTTTCAAGAGAATAACGCAAACCGCAGTAATCTAAAGCAGGATTATACGCCCGATTGTCTGTGCAAGTTGATTTCCAAGCTTGCACCAAAGTCAGGGAAGATAATTGATATTTGTGCAGGAACTGGCGCACTGTCGGTTGGTATGGATAGGGATAGCGTCTTTCAATGCGAAGAATTATCGCAAATGAGTATTCCTGTGTTGCTTCTCAACCTTGTGATACGCAATAAAGATGCCATTGTTGTTCAAAAAAATGTTTTGCTTAACGAAGTGCAGAAAGTTTATAAGCTGTGCAAATCGGACGAGTTCAGCGATATAGAAGTTGTTGATACTTATGAAGAGAATACAACGGACGTTGTCATATCAAACCCACCTTATTCGCTGAAATGGGAGCCGAAATCAGACCCACGCTTTGAGGGCTATGACCTTGCACCTGCTAAAGCTAGTGACTATGCGTTTGTACTTGACGGCTTGTCGAGGCTGTCGGACGTGGGCAAGGCATTCTATATCTTGCCTACAGGCGTTCTCTTTAGAGGTAATGCAGAGGGCAGGATCCGCAAGCAACTCATAGAAAATAATTTGATAGACGCAGTTATCTCATTGCCTGAAAATATGTTTTTGAATACCTGCATACCTGTCAATGTTATCGTCTTCAGCAAGAACAAGCAAACGAGAGACATTTTGTTTATCAGTGCCGAAAAGCTTTTTGAAAAGCACGGCAAGCAGAACGTCATGACGGACGAGCACATTCAGAAAATAGCCGATACATATCACAGCCGCAGTGTTGTTGAAAAATTCTCAAACGTGGCAAGCTATGAGGAAATTGCTAAGAATGACTACAATTTGAACATTCCACGCTATGTTGACACGTTTGAAAAGGAAGAACTTCCGTCTTTGAAAGACCTCTGCAAAGAGCTGATACAAAGCGAACTTGAAGTGCGTAAGGCAACGAATGACCTTATGGCAACGCTGAAAGACCTCTGCGGTGATGATGAATATAATCAGGTCAAGGACGATTTTTTGAAATTCTTCACTGAGCAAGACATTGTCGGTGAAACCATGGCAACATGGCTTGAAATGAAAAATCTTGAAAACCGCACGGACTACATTCTTTCCCATGCCAAGAAGGAACGCAAACCACTGCTTGACATTGTGACATTTGAACGTGTGAAAAAAGGCAAAGTGTACGAAGCTGGCACTGTCTATATTCAGCTATCCGCTACGGACGGAAAAGTAAGATATCTTTGCGAGAACTCAGAGCTGGAAACCAAGTACGGCGTATTTCAACCCAAAGACAAGAGCATGGGAACAAGATATCTTTTCTATATCTTGGAATATGAAATGGAAGCGTTTTTGGCACGATATCAAAGTGGCATGAACATCAATCCTGACATTTTCAAATTCATGCAAGTGACGTACTATCCCGAAGTGAAGTATCAGCAAGAGATAGCTATGACACTTGACGGCATTCAGGCAAGGTATGACGAAGTGTATCAAGAGAAAGAGTCATGGCAATGTTTTAAAAAGTATCATTTGGAGGGAATGTTTCCCTAAAAAAACCGCCCCGTAGGGCGGCATAAGATTATATTTGACGGTGTTTTTTGAAAAATGCGTAAAATCCAACGGCAATCGATGCAATGAGCAGACCACCAAGGACAGGGACGGTATCAACGAGTTTCACAAAGGCAAATGCAAAGATCTTAATCGTTGACCACACAGACTGCAGCAGTTGTAACATTTTATCACTCCTTTCTTGAAATTTTATACATTATAACACCGTCAAATACGATTGTCAATATGCTTAACCAATACTACACATGATATACACATTTTAAACACAAAGGAGCAAAAACATGATAAAAATCAAGCCTGAATACATATTTCCACTTCTGCTGATTTTGCTGGACGTGGGAGCAGCTATCATATACGCTTTGCAAAAGGACTACAAGAAAGCCGTCTACTGGATAGCGGCGACTGTGCTGAATGTGACAGTAACATTTTAGGAGGAATAACTATGTCAGATGAAAATCCAAAAGCTATAGCGCAGAAAATCTTGTCTGAAATAACCACGGGCAGAAATAAAGATAGAAAGAGCTTGAAAAAAGCTCTTTCAACGCTCAAAGTTGGAGATCAGATTGCAACAGGCGAAGAAATATGGACTGTTATTGGTATAGAAACAATTGAATCTAAATCTTTTAAAATACCAAGAACATTGAAAGTTAAGTGTTCATCATCACAGCGGAGCAAATGCTTGATTTTCTACATACCAAAGGGCGGTGTTATGTAATGAAAAGTTCAAACACACCAACAGAACACATAGAGCAGGCATTGCTTTTCAAGTGGGCGACATTCAGTTCAGGCAAATATCCCGAACTGGAGTATATGTTCGCTATACCGAACGGCGGCTATCGCCACTATAGAACTGCCGCAGATCTTAAGTCTGAGGGCGTAAAGTCAGGTGTGCCTGACATAATGCTTCCGGTGGCACGTGGCGGTTACTACGGTCTTTTTATAGAAATGAAACGCACATCAGGTGGACGAGTATCGGAATCTCAACAGAAGTTTCTGAAAACGCTTAATGACAACGGCTATCTTGCAGTTGTCTGCAAAGGATTTGAGCAGGCGCAGGAAGCAATCTTGAAGTACCTTAATAAAGGAGTGAGAAAATGAAAATATCTAAGCTGAAAAAAATATGCAGTAAAGCGGCTAAGACCATATCCTACTTCTATAATGAAAATGATAATTCATTATGGATCGGCTCAGGAAGTGCAATATATCCGCTTTACGGCATGCCGAACATGAATACCAGCGAGCAGTTACTCACGCTTTTTGACATTAATGAAAGTGACCGTGAGAATTGGAAATGTAAGCAGCTGCCACCTGCTATTGAAAGCAGCATTGTTATGAACATCGCTTCATGCACAACAGGCAAGATTATAGATCGTCGTTCAACATTCGTTGCCGGACCAAGCGAATATCAGATATTCTCAGGCACAGAAAAGGTGCACATATGTCCGAAAGCATTTCTTGAGGTCATAGATGATTATGAAATACTTACATACTATGCCATTGATGATATGATAATCGTTAAAGCAGGCTTGCTTACACTTGGTGTGCTGTGTGAAACTCATGGTGTTGTAACGCAAGAACTTCTTAATGACATTAATTCCATGCACGATATGTTACAAGAAGTATTCAACAGGGAGTGCGAAGAAAAAGACAAGAGCAGAAATTATGAGCAATTGGCAATGACAGAGTGAAGCCCTATATATTATATATGGTATAGAACAAGTGTTCAGCCCGTGTGTAAGCACGGGTATGAGGGCTTGTAATGGGTCTTAATAACTCGGACAGTGGGAGGAAATGACAATGAGCCTTATGAGATACAGAGAGCAAAAGTATATTTATGGAAACTACATGGAAGTGAATATGTATCCTGTCTATGCCTGCCCACGTTCTTCTAGTCGAAAGAAGAAAAGAAAGCCGACAAGCAAGGTGCAGGAGAGATTGAATCAGATCAATGCTGAAAGAGCTCTGGCAAGACTTATCCCTGCAAACTTCACCGACAAAGACTATAAGTTCGAGCTGACCTATGCACCGCAGAATAATCCTGCTGACCTTGAGCGTGCCAAGAAAGACTTTGCTAATTTTGTCAAGCGTGTGAATAGAGCAAGAGTCAAGAGAGGCTTGCCGAGAATGAAATATATTTATTCCATTGAGCAAGGCTCTAAGTCTGGACGTATTCACTTTCACGTTATCATGACTGGTGGTCTGACTATCAACGAGATAGCATCCATATGGGGCAAGGGCTATGTTGACAAGGTCCTGCCATTGATGTTTGACCAGACAGGCTGTGCAGGAATGGCAAAATATTTCTGCAAGCAGAAGATTTCAGATCATAACAACGGCAAGCACGCCAAGCGCTATGTTGCGTCAACGAACTGCATTAAGCCGCAGCCGCAGAATAACGATTATCGTCTGACGAAACGTGCGGTGCAGAGCATGGCATATAACTGTGATAACTCGGCACTGTTCGAGAATATGTATCAAGATTATTACTATGCTGATTGCCGTCCATTCTGGAACGAGGATAACGGCACGTTCTACATATCGCTGTTTATGTACCGGAGAACGGCGAAGCTGAACATATAGGGGGTGAGATGATGAGTCTTAAGGGAGCTGAGCTTAGCGTGATATGTGATGATTGCCATAAGGCATTCATAGTCTGCGTTCGCAAAGAGAGATTTCAAAGCATAGAAGGGGACGTATGGTGCTATAACTGCCCTCACTGTGGTAAGTTATACGTTGCATATATCGACGATAGCCTGACACGTCATGCCCAATCGCTTCAAAAAAACGGTGTTTTGTTGAAAGATATTCTGGCGAAAATATCGAGAGAATTATCGGCAAGGCAGGGAAAGGAGAATTATCATGACTAAGAAGCGATTGCTGTCATATCGACAGCTTAAGGCTGAGCTGAAGTGGGTAAGCACAGATAGTGACGATTATCGCAGACTCAAAGCAGAGATATCAGAGATTGAAGCATATGTGTCTAGCATTGATGATGCATTCATCAGGATTATTTTCCGCCTGCGCTATCTTGTCCCACGCAAGGACGGAGCTTGGCAGCCGCCGTCATGGGCGTGGATAGCCAGACAAGCCAATGCTTCAGAAGATTACTGCAAGGGCAGGCATTGCAAGTTCTGTAAGAAAAACACGCTGTAACACGCACGAACACACTCTGCGTGCTATGATGATAATGCGGGGTTGTTGTTATAGTTTTTCCATAGGTTTATGTCGGTGCAAGGGCCACGTTGTATGACGTGGTCCTTGTGCTATATATGCGAGGTGATAACGTGTATAGTACGAGTCAGATCAGAGAGCTAATCAAGGACGGACGAATTGACAAGTTCTACAACGACCGCTACTGGAGAAAGTTCAGTAAGAGCGTTATCGCAGAGCAGCACAATGAGTGTCAGATATGCAAGTGCAAAGGCAAGGTGACGAGAGCAAATATTCTTCATCACGTCAAGCATCTTAAGCAATTTCCGCAGCTTGCATACAGTCGGTATTACTATGACGATAATGGCGAACGGCATAGACAGCTGATAGCACTGTGCCATGACTGTCATGAAGCACAGCACCCAGAACGGCGCTGGCAAGAACGTGCAGATAAGTTCGTCAATGAGGAGCGGTGGTGAGCGCCTTGCGGCGATACCCCCCGGGGTCAAGGGTCGAAAAATTTTTTCGGCCTTGTACGACGGGAGGCACAAAAGACAAATCCGCCCTCGCACGCACGTGAGAGAATTTTTTCAAGAAAATCAAATGTAAGGAGTTGGCAAAAGTGAAAAAGCCTAGTCTATCAGAGATCGAAAATTCGTTGACAGAACAGCTTGTCCAGATGGGAGCTTCTGTCGATTTCTACAAGTCGCTTGTCGCAGATTATATGTTCTACGAGAAGCAGGAACGAAAAATGCAGGCTGATATTCGCAAGAGAGGACTGACCTATATGGCGGTTTCTGCGGTAGGAAAAGAGTATGAAAAAGACAATCCCTCCGTAAAGCAGGCGTATATGTACAATAAGCAGAAACTTCAAATTCTGAAAGACTTGGGTTTGTCAACTGACAAGGTCAAGAACCTTGACGATGACGAAGAACTGTAAGGGTCAAGAAGCTCTTGACCTCTCGTATCTTGCAGACTATATCAGCCTAGTCGAGGAGCATAAGTATCCGTATTGTGCTGAGCAGTATCAGCTTATTGACTACGTCAAGCGCATGTTTTTGTCAGAAGATATCTACATCGATGTTGCCCAGGCAGAAAAATATTTCAGCTATGAAAAATATTTCCCTTTTGGCCTTTTTCCTTGGGAAAAATTCGTATTTGTACTTCACAACTGCACATATACCGCAAGCGGTTCCTTACGTTGGCCGGTGCTATTTTTGTATGTTGGGCGAGGAACAGGAAAAAACGGATACTTAGGATTTGAAGACTTTTGCTTGCTCACACCTACCAATGGCATCAAGCATTACAACATTGATATTTTTGCAACAACAGAAGATCAAGCAGAGACCACATTCAAAGACGTATATAACGTTCTGGAAGACAATCGTGACAAAATGCAGCGGTTCTTTTACTGGAACAAAGAAGTGATAATAAATCTAAAAACGAAGTCTGAATTGAAATTCCGAACATCAAGCCCGAGGTCAGCCGACGGCGCACGTCCGGGAAAGGTAGATCATGACGAGGTACACGCCTATGAGAATAGCAAGCTCATTGATGTTGCTGTCGGTGGTCTCGGAAAAGTACCAAGACCCCGCCGCACTATCATGAGTACTGACGGCTTCGTTCGAGAAGGACCTCTCGATAAAGAGAAAGCCAAAGGCATAAGAATTCTTAACGGCGAGATTGAAGACAATGGTATGCTTCCGTTCATAGCCCGGGTGGATAGTCCCAAAGAAGTCGAAATGCCCGAAATGTGGTATAAGGCTAACCCCTCACTGCAATACCTGCCCGATCTTCTTCAGGAAATGAAGACGGAATTTCAAAACTATCTTGACGATAAGATAAGCAATATCAGTTTCGCAGTTAAACGCATGAACTGTTTGCCGCAACAGACTGAGGGCGGTATAACCGCATTTGATAATATTCTGGCAACTAATCAGGATATCACGCCATATTTGTCAAAGCTTCAAGGCAGACAATGCACAGCAGGCTTTGACTATATGAAAACCGATGACTTCCTTTCAGCTGGTTTGCTCTTTGACGTAGACGGAACTGACGTATGGATAACGCACACCTGGGTGTGCAAGGCTTCTGCAGATTTACCAAGAATCAAGGCGCCCCTGCAAGAATGGGAAGCGGCGGGGCTACTGTCATTCGTTGACGGTCCAGAGATACCGCCTGAGATACCCGTTATATGGGTGGCGCAGAAAGCGGCGGAATTGAATGCAAAAGTCGCAATGACCGGCATCGATAACTATCGCTATACACTGCTTAGGAGGGCTCTTAAAGAGAATCTCTACGCTTCTGACGAAAAAGGCTACGGAAATATCATGCTTGTCCGTCCGTCAAATGAAATGATGATAATGCCTGTAATCACAAGTCAGCTGGTGAATCATAAGCTTGCAGTCGGAGACAATCCCCTTTTCCGCTGGGCTATGAACAATACCAAGGTATGCACTTCGTCCGCAGGCAATATGACGTATGGTAAAATAGAGCCGAAGTCCAGAAAGACAGACCCTTTCAAGGCATATGTCGCCGCCAAAGCGGCACAGAATAAAATCGCTGAGCAAATATCAAGTATGCCTATGGGCAAGAGCGTTATGAACGTTTTCACATATTAGCAGAGAGGAGGTAAAGCAATGGGGCTGAGATCACTGCTATCACGCATAATGAATGCCAAAGGTAATGAAGTGATCAGTATTAAGACAGTTGGATATGACGACGAAACGAGAATAGCCGTGCAGGCATATGCTATTCAGGTCGTTGTTGAAATCCTTGCGGCACTGGTTTCAAAGTGCGAGATAAAAACCTATCGTGACGGCAAGTCATTCCGTGGCGAAGAATGGTACCTTTTCAACGTTAAGCCGAACGTCAATCAAACAGCAGTGCAATTCAAGAACGAGCTAGTCCGCAAGACCCTTGTGCGTGGCGAGAGCCTTGTTGTCAGCGCTGGAAAGCAGATAATTTGCGCCGACTCTTGGAGTACACAGGAGTATGCGCTATATCCTAACCGCTTCTCTCAGGTAGCACGAGGTTCATTCACGTTTCAGAAAACATTCGATATGGGAGATGTCCTATATCTCACATACTCCAACGGCGGAGTAAGACAAATACTAACGGAAATGCTAGATGAACATAATCGTTTTTTGGAAACGGCTTCAAGCACCTACGTCAAGAGTGGCGGCCAAAAAGGCATACTCGAGATAACGCCACTGGCGCAAGGTCAACCTGATTTTGAGGAGAAATTCGATGTTCTCATGAATAATTATTTCAAAACATATTTTGACGCCAAGAATGCAGTGCTTCCACTGTGGGGCGGAATGAAATATACCTCTCAAACGGCAGGTGAGACCAAGAGAACAGTGTCAGAAGCAACCGACTACATTTCTATGCTAAATGACGCATTGGAAAAAGCGGCGATTGCTTTCAACATTTCCCCGGCTATCGTAAAGGGAAATGTCGAGAACATCAGTGAAGCGTTATCAATGACATTGACATCTGCCGTTGATCCATTCGCCAAGATGTTATCAGACGAGATAACGGCAAAGCGCTATACAAAAGAGCAAGTCCTGCGTGGGTGCTACGCCAAAGTCTGTACTAATAACCTTAAGCACCTTGACGTGCTTGAAATGGCAAATGCAGTTGACAAGCTTATCGCAAGTGGCTTCTACTCAACGAATGAGTTGAGGGAGAAGACAGGTGAGGAAAGAATTCCAGAAGCCTGGGCCGATAAGCACACAAGAACTAAGAACTACGAGACAATCGAAGGAGGTGGAAACAGCAATGAATAGCATTTTTAATCATTTTGAATTCAAAATGGAAGCGGACAAGCCAAAAGAGCTGGACCTATATCTCTATTCAGAAGTCTATGGAGGACTTGATTTCAACTGGGCAAAGGGAAAAGTTGAGGAGAGCAAGACAGGCGCTAAGTATTTCGCCGCCAAGCTTGATGAGTACAAAGATTGTGAACATATCAACCTGTACATCAATTCTCTTGGAGGTCAGATCAAAGAGGGCGTTGCTATTGGAAATATCCTTAAGCGCCATAAAGCCAAAGTTACTTGCTATGTAGACGGCTGGGCATGCTCTATCGCAAGCGTTATCGCTATGGCAGCAGACGAGATCATCATGTATAGCAACAGTATGATGATGATACATCAGGCGTCCTGCTACTGTGAGGGCAATGCTGACGATATGAGAACGGCGGCGGCTGAGCTTGACAAGATGACTGATACCGCTATCACTACATATGCAGAGCGTTGCAACGGCAAGTGTAGCCGTGAGGAAATAAGCGATATGGTAAATGTGGGTACTTGGCTGACAGCGGCAGAATGTCTTGAGAAAGGCTTCTGCGATAGCATATCAACCGCAGAGCAGCCCGTTGATATGGCTACAATGCTTAGTGATACAAAGCAGTACACTATGTCAAGCGCCCTCGACAGGGAGAATGTAGACAAGCTCATTGAGCTTTATAAGAAGTCCGCCGCACAGCAGGCTTTGCCAGCAAAAAAAAACGAAGAAGAAAAAACAAATGCCGCTATGTCGGCTTTTGAAAAGTTCATGAAAATGGAGGTAAAAAAAGAATGATTAATCTTGACGCAATCAAAGAGCAGAAAGCAGATATCCTTGCTTCACTGTCAACCGCTATCAGAGATAGTGATGACAAGGGCATGGAAACCGCCCTTGATAAGTACGGCAATCTGATTTCAGATGTTATCATGGAGCAGGTGGAGAGCACTGCGGAATCTGTCGATAATCAGATACTCAGCACCAGAGGTGTGAGAATGCTGACCAGTGAGGAAAGAGACTACTACAACGCTGTAATTGAGGCGGGCAAGTCCTCTGACCCCAAGATGGCGCTGACAAACGTTGATAAGACAATGCCAATCACGATCATTGAGTCAGTTCTCGGTGAGATCCCACAGCAGCACCCTCTACTCAACTTCATCAACTTCCAGGATACCACTGGAATTACGAAGATGTTGGTAAATGACCAGGGTGTTCAGACCGCTAAGTGGGGAGATCTTAACACAGCTATCGACAAGGAACTCTCAGGTGCATTCAAGACCTTTGACGTTGCGCTGAAGAAGCTCACAGCATGGATTCCAGTGTCTAACGATATGCTTGACCTTGGTGCCTCATGGCTGGATAGATATGTCCGTGAGATACTGGCAGAAGCCCTTTGGGTCGGCATGGAAACCGGCGTCGTGTCAGGCGACGGTCTTAACTGCCCTATCGGAATGTGCAAGGACGTATCTAGTAGTGCATCAGTAGTCGGTGGCAAGTATCCTGACCAGAAGACAGTTGCACTCAATGAACTCTCCCCTGAAGCTATTGGTGCTATTGCCGCCCAGCTCACGAAGACCGAAGCGGGTAATAACCGTCCACTCGACAACCTCATCTTTGTGGTCAATCCAAAGACATATCTGACAAAGGTAATGCCTGCGACAACAAATTTCGTTCAGGGAAAATGGGTTAACGATGTTATGCCTATTCCATGCACTATTATCCAGTCATGCGCCGTTCCTGATGACAGAGCTATCTTCGGCCTTGGCAAGCGTTACTTCATGGGTCTTGGCATGGCTAAGGGCGGTAAGCTGGAGTTTGATGACTCATTCAAGTTCCTTGATGACGCAAGGACATATAAGATCAAGACATACGGCAACGGCAAGCCACTCGACAGCAATGCTTTCAGGTATCTGGATATCTCAAAGCTTAAGAGATTTATCCCGACGGTATACACTGTCACACCGTCAGAAACATAAGGAGTTGATATAAATGCAGCAGGCATTATTCGAGGAAGTTAAAAATCAGCTGAACATAACTTGGTCAGACGAAGCTACTGACAGAAAGATAAACAGCATTATAGCACGTGCTGTAGGAGTACTTAACGGATATGCAGGTCAGGTGCTGGATATCAATGTTGACGAAAATATCAACGGCGACGCCCAGCTTCTGATCGACTGCTGCAGATATATATATAACGATTGCTTCGAGGACTTTGAAAAAAATTATCACTCTCAGCTCTTCGCTCTGAGAGCAAGATGTCAGATTGAGGAGATGTCAGGAGGAAGCGTATGATAAGCAAGCGGCAGACGTTCAATGACGGAATATGCACTATGGCAACTATCATCAATGCCAATAGCTTGAAAATCAAGCAAGCAGGCATAAGATATGACAATCGTACCGTCGGCTCAGAGCGTTTCTATAAAGCCGCTGAGTATCAGCACCGCTGTGATAAGGTGATAAGAATACCACTTATCGCCGAGCCGCAGGCGACTGACATTGTGATAATGAACGGCGACCAGTATAACGTCATTCAAGTTCAGATGATAAAGGACGCTAAGCCGCAGGCTTGGCAGTTATCAATAGAAAAGCGGAAAAAGAGGTTAGAAATCCATGTCAATGAGTCCTGATGAGATGGCTGAGGCTTTACAGCACGCATTTCAGCAAGAAAGTCAACGTGTTAATGAAGCCGCCAAAAGAGCCGTTAAGAAGACCGCAAAGGAAACCCGCAAGATCGTCCAAGAACACTTCACGTTCAATAACCGCTCCGGCAAGTATGCCAAGGCGCTTACAGTTAGCACCGAGTACGAGGACTCTTTCGACATTCGGCAGATAGTGAATTTCAAGAAGAATAAGCAGTATCTTCTCACACACCTGCTGGAGTATGGCCATGCTATGAAGCGTGGTGGCAGAACGCTTCCGTTTAAGGCGAAAGCTTATCCGCACATGATATACGGACAAGAGTATGCCGAAGAAAAATTACCGGAAAACATCAGAAAGGAGATTGAGAAGTCGAAATGACATTGACAGAACTTATATCACTTTCAGGCATTCCTGCGGACAGGATTGCTAAGATAGATTTTCCAGTGGAAACGGAATTGCCGTTCGCAACATGGATAAACAAGACACCTCAGACGATATCTGCAGACGGAAGAACTGTCGCAGTTATCCCACGGATTGCAGTTGAAATATACTGCGAGCCGGAAGATGAAGAAACACATATCCTATTTGAGAACGCCCTTATGGATAAGGGCATATGCTTCTCAGTCGCCGCAGGCTATCTGGGGCAGGATCAGCAAATGGATATGTGGGTATACGAATTCGATCGCAAGGAGGAATATTAATGAAAGGAACAGTGAAAGCCGTTGCCCATGCACTGATTACAGAGTCTACAGATGTCAGTGGTGCGACAACTATCACATATGGAGAACTTAAGTATCATAAGACAAAGCTTTCGGGCACCCGTCAGGTAAGCCTTGACCCGAAGTCATCAAGCAAGGAGATATGGGCTGACGGCGTAGTAGCATTCGCAGGTCAGACTAATCAGGGTTACGAGGGAACTATCACTACCCTTGACCTGTGTGATGATCTTGAGAAAGACTGGTATGGCAATGTCATCGAAGAGAAAAACGGCACACTGGTCGAAGTAGCAAGAACAGGAGAAGCGCCAAAGTTCGGTTTGATCGTACAGTATGAGTCAACATCAGAAGCCGAGGGATACACCGAGGTTTTCCCTTACTGCTATACTACAGATCGCACGAAATTCTCAGTTAAGACAGAGGAAGACAGCGGTATGGACTATGAGTATACAGAGCATAAGATTGCCTGCAAGCCGTCACCGGCTGAGGCTACTGTCAACAACAAGAAAGGACACATTGCACGTTTCCGTATAAAGGGTAACACAGTACTCACAAAGTTTCCTGAGTACACCTACACCCCGGGTGAATGACAATGAGCAATACAATAGTCCTGACTATAGACAGCAGGCAGATAGGCTTCAAGGCTACAGCAGGCCTTTTCTATCGATACAAGGAAGCATTCGGCACGGAGTACCTTGAGGACGTTGTCAAGGTACATCAGTTTGGTAAGGGCGCCTTTGTTCAACAGGTCGAATACCGCACCCTATGGGTGCTTGCCAAGACTTATGATGATAGTATACCGCCTATTCAGACGTGGCTTGACAGCTTCGCCTATGGTGCATTTCCTGTTGATGATATCTATAATCAGGTTATGCCTATACTGCAGGCAAACATGAAAGTTGACAGAAAAAATCCATAAGCGGCAGTAAAAGCGGAGATGATCGGCCTCTCAAATCGGAGGAGGTCATCTCCCTTGTTATAAACAGGGGTCTTACTGTCGCTGATTTAGACCGCATGACGTATGGTATGGTAGTGAACTATGCCTGCGCCTATGACCGACAGCGATTAATCGCCGCCGGCAAAAAGGTCATTGACCCCGAAATTAAATACGAAGAACTGAAAGCAAACCTGCCTGTTGTGGAAGAACGATATAAGCAGGGAAAAATCAGCAAAGAACGATACGAAAAGTATCTTGCAAAAATCAAGGCATGGGAGGGTGAGTAATGGCTAAGTCATCATCAGATGAGAAAATCAAAGGTATGTACGTCAAGATTGGTGGTGATACGTCTGAGTATACTGCCGCCATGAAAGGGCTTAATGCCGATATCAATTCGACTACAAAAAATCTGAACAGCGTCAACAAACTCTTAAAGCTTGACCCGACTAACGTTGAATACACCGCTCAGAAGCAGAAGTTGTTGAGCGAGGCTATCGAAGCAACAAAAACAAAGCTGGACGTTCTCATTAGAAACGAGAAAGATATCAACGAGCAATATAAGAAAGGCGAACTTCCTGTTGAGTCATATCTTAAGTATCAGGAAGAGCTTGAAAAGACCAAGAAGAAGCTGAACACACTGCGAGATCAGACCAAGACCGCAGACGATAGCACCAAGGAGCTTGGTAATAAAGCCAAGGATACGTCAGATAAGGTCAAAGACCTTGGTGATAAAGCTGACCAGACAGGCAGTGTCTTCAAGGACGTTTTCTCCGCTAATCTAGCCGTTGAGGGGCTGAAAGCTATAGCTAATGCCGCCAAGGAAGCGGCGGAAAGCTGTGCACAAGTTGGTATAGACTTTTCAAGTTCTATGTCCAATGTGGCGGCGACAATGGGCATGACCGCAGAGCAGGTCAGCTCAGGTGCTGAAGACTATCAGAAGCTAGAGAACGCCGCCCGTGAATGTGGCGAAACTACAAAGTATACCGCTTCGGAGTCTGCTGACGCTCTTAATTATCTTGCCCTTGCGGGATATGACGTGAACAAAGCAGTTGAGACCCTGCCGAAAGTTCTCAATCTTGCCACTGCTTCAGGCATGGATCTTGCGTCCTGCACTGACATGGTAACGGATACTATGTCAGCACTACAGTTGCAGACGAGTGACCTTGACGGCTATATGGACATGATGGCAAAGACCGCCCAGAAGTCTAATACCACAGTCGCTATGCTGGGTGAGGGCATTCTCCAGTGTGCCGGCACGGTCAAATCCACAGGGCAGGACGTTGATACAATGTGCACCTCTCTTGGAATACTGGCGAACAACGGTATCAAGGGTGCAGAGGGCGGCACACATCTCAGAAATATGCTTTTGTCGTTAACATCACCGACAGACGTTGCTTCCACCAAGCTGAAAGAGCTGGGCGTAAGCGTGGCTGACAGTGAGGGAAATATCAGAGATATCAACGATATTTTCGGAGACCTTAACGCCAAGCTTTCCAAGCTCTCAGATGACCAGAAGACAAAGGCTTTAAGTGATATCTTCAATAAGACTGATCTATCTTCCGTCAACGCCATGCTTCAAGGCATGAGTGGGTCTTTCGATGACCTGAAAGCTCAGGTAGATAACGCTGACGGAGCGTGTCAGACAATGGCTGACACCATGAATAACAATCTTAAGGGCAAACTGGCTATAATGGACTCTTCCCTTGAATCCCTTGGCATAACTATTTTTGATAAGTTCAGTGCCCCGCTCGAGGACGCCGCTGAAAAAGGTTCAGAGCTTTTCAGCGAGCTTACCAAGGATATCAAGGACGGTGACCTTAGTGACGAATTTGACGATATGGGCAACGCTCTTGGTGATTTGGTCGAAACCGGCGCAAAGTTTGCCAAAGGGTCACTGCCAATCCTCATTGACGGCATAAAGTTCTTCTGCGAGCATTCTAACCTTGTTATCGGAGGATTGACAGGAATAACGTCGGCAATGATATCAAAAAAAGCCATAAATAACGTTTCAGACCTCGTAAAGTCATTCAAGAGCCTTACAGGTGCAACAAAAGCAGCTGAAACTGCCCAGCAGGCTTTAAATGCAACTCAAAAAGCGTCGCCGGTAGGAGCAATTGCAGCTATTATCGGTACAGTAGTTGGCGGTATTGTGTCTTATGCAACTTCGGTTGATGACGCCGCTGACTCAACAAAAGTCCTCAATGACGAAGAGCAGGCGTTAGTCGACAGCACGAATGAACTGACAGACTCCATGAAGAAAGCCGCAGATCAGAGAGAAGAAGCCAAGACAGATATAGAAGCCGAGTATAGCAGCTATAAAAGTCTTGCAGATAGAATTTTTGAGCTTTCTGACGCCGAGAGCTTATCTAATGACGAGAAGTCAGAAATGAAAACTCTTGTGGACCAGCTGAACAGTGCCATGCCTGACCTTAATCTTCAGATTGACAATCAGACAGGCAAGCTTCTCAACAATAGGGACGCTGTCTATGAGTGCATAGAAGCAAAGAAAGAACAGCTTCTTGTCGAAGCAGCTCAGAAAGATATGGTCGCTATATCAGAAGACCTCTATAAGGCTGAGCAGAAGCGCAATGACATTGAGAAAGCAATCACGGAAAACAAGCAGGCTCAGGCTAAAGTTCAAGAAATACTTGATAAAAGGGAAAACAAGTTTAAAGAATTTGACAGAACGGACAGCACAAAGCAGTGGAAGACCAAGCTTGAAGAGCTGAAGAAAGCTGGAGATGAGCTTCAGAATTCATACTATGATATCAATAGCGAACTGAAACGCTTGGACTCTAACTATGCTGACGCCTCCAAGTACGTTTCTGAGCATTCTTCTGCTCTTGAAGACAACTCAAAGGCCGTGGAGGACAATGCAAAAAAGGTCGATACGATCTATAACCGCACTGTCATGTATAAAGACGGCTTACACAAGGTATCGCAAGAAACTGTTGACGCAATAGTTGAGATGAATAAGAGCTATGACGAAGCCGTCCAGAAACGAACGGAAGAATTGCAGAACAACCTCAACCTGTTTGATGAGTTCAACGGCGGTGCTGAGATATCCGCAGAACAGCTTATGCAGAACCTGGAATCTAATCTTGACGGCATGGCAAGCTGGTCAGATGATATCAAGACACTTGCAGACAGAGGCGTGAATAAAGGTCTTATCAAGACCTTGCAGGAAGCAGGTCCGCAATCTGCAAGCAAGATAAAGGCGTTACTGTCTATGTCACAGCCTCAGTTGAAAAAGTACAGTGATATGTGGGAAGGGTGCATGAGCGACTGCAAGAAGATAGCAACATCAGAGTTCGACGAGCTCAGGCAACAGTATGATAAGACCATAGAGACGCTTCAAAAGCGTGACCAAATAAGCCAGATATCAGACGTATGGAAACAAACAGGTGCGGCAATGATGGTAGGTATGCAGCAAGGCATACTGTCTGCACAGCAGTCTGTCATTGATACCGCAACAAGTGGAGCGAACGCAGTGCTTGCGGCGGTCAAGGGGGTATATGATATACACTCCCCTTCAAAGGCATTTGAGAATATATCGAAAATGAATGCGCAGGGTGAGATCAAAGGCTGGAAGTCATCAGAGGACGATATCATCAAAGCCTATACCAATACTGGTGACAAGATACTGTCAGAGAATATGCGCAATACATACAGCGATACAAATAGGGTCGCAAGGTCGGTATATAATGGATCATATGCCCACAGTATCACGCAGAAAGCATCAACAAGCGCCACAGAAAACACTCAGGCCGTCCCAACAACAGTCAGACAAATGCCCGAGACTATTCATAACGTGATAGTATTCCCGAATGGGAAAGTGATTGCAGAGGAAACAGTTCCATTTATAGATGTAATGCTTGGTGAAAGAGCTGCGAGAAAGAAAAGAGGTAGTGCAGTATGACACGACAAATCAGATTTAATGGCAAAAAGTCGTATGAGGATTTTAAAATCAGAATAATCAGTGCAACAGTTGCAGAGCCGAAGAAGCGTGAGATCAAAGTGACTGTACCTTATCGCAACGGCAGTATTGACCTGTCTGACTATGACGGCAATTTTTATTTTGACGACACCGAAGTATCATACAAGATGTTCGTATCTGATACAGAACCTGTCACACTGCTCCGCAGGATTGAGAAGATCAAGAGCTGGTTATGTGAAGCTCCACAGCAGAATATTTATGACAACTATTCCGAGAACTATCATTTTGTCGGCAAGTGTAGAACTGTTGAGACCAGCCTTGGTGAAGATGACATAACAGCTACTCTCGAGGTCACTTTCGATGTAGCACCATATAAGGTCTCTGACGACTTTGCAGACACAGCTTGGGATACATTTGCATTTGATGATGATTGCCTCAATCAGACACATCTCTCCTGCATAGCACACAAAGACGGCTATCATTCCCAGCCGGGGGTACTGTACTTCTATTCTTATGCCGAAGATGACATAGTTCCGAGCTTAAGGTATCACAAGAGTGCTGACGATAAGGACAAGCGAGGATTGACAATGCTTGACCTCAACGGTGAAGTTCTCACAAAAAACTTGTACAAAGAAACTGCCTCAGCATTCAAGATACAAAGCTTTGTCGTCAAGCCCGGCACAAATGTCTTAGCTCTATACGGATCTGGTTCACTTGAAATCGAACTGGTGGAGGAAATACTATGTTAGTTACACTCGATGATACAAAGACGATTCACGAAACTGGCTCTGTCAGGACCAACAAGCTGATAGGAACCATCATCAAAGAAATCAACACTATTGACACCTTTACGTTCAACATATATCCCGACAACAGCTGCTACTCCGATCTAAAGGAACTGACATCGTTAATAAAGGTTTACGATAAGGAAAGCCTGATATTCGATGGCAGAGTACTGACGATATCACCATACATGACTGATAGTGGCGAGATTGGCAAACAAGTTGTCTGCGAGGGCGGTTTGTGTTTTCTGAAAGATAGTGTACCAATTATCAAACAGCTAAAGTGCACAATAAGAGCATATATAGCCACACTACTTTCAGCACACAATAAATCTGTTGAAAGCTACAAGCAGATACATATTGGCAATATTAACTGTTCACAAGTGCAGCATACATTTAATCCAGGATATGAAGACACGTTCTCAGAATTGACGAAAAACCTGATTTCCGGTGAAGATATCAGAGGTGAAATGAGGGTGCGCATCGGCAAAGGAGGCATTAGATTTTTCGACTTCATAGCAAACGAATTTTCAGAGTTCAGCAATAAAACGATACAACTAGGAAGGAATATGCGATCTATCACGCAGGCGATAGACCCAAGTGAGATCATCACAAGGCTGTATCCGTTAGGTGCTGTCATCAACGATGATACGGGCGAACGTGTGACGCTTTCGGGCGTAACAAAGTATATTGACAACGACCAGCTGATAAAGCGGTACGGAGTACACGCCGGAACTATGATATTCGACAATATCACCACTCCAGGCGCATTGTCTGGAGCTGGCAGAGTATGTGCCGGAGCACTAAAAGCAGCAAAAGTTCAGTATGAGGTATCGGCTATTGACATTGATAAGAAGCTAGACGGCTTTGCAGTTGGCTGCAGGTATCGTGTAGTCAATAGCTACCTTGGCATCGACGAAATATTGAGATGCATTGGCACCAGTATCGACATCAATGACAGATCACAGAATGTGCTGACATTTGGCGACAAGATTGACACGATTAGTGGAATGTCAGCAAGAAAATAGGAGAATGATTATGGCAAAAGCAATTGATATAAGTTTAGAGGTCACACAGGTGGCAACAGCATATACAGGTCGAGACGTCCGACAGGCTATTGTCGACGCATTGAACGCCACACAGAACGCAATCAATGAAATGAATATGCCAGCAGGATCTCAGACCCTTATCGTACCGTCAGAGACGACACTGGCCACAACGACTTTGAACCTGCCGTTCACACCGACTCAGAACACGCAGATCATCTGTAGTCTGCGAGAGGTGTCGGCACCAAAAGTGAGAAGGTTGTGTGTAGAAACATTTTTCACAAGCAACAATTTGATAGTAGCGCTGACGAACGCAGAAAGTGCAAGTGCTACCGTTCCACAAGGTGAGTATATTATTGACTGGATCGTAACAAAGCCATAGAAAGGAGGAATATCAATGCACATAAAAATCAACGAAGACTACAATGTAGTCGTGAACACAGCCCTGCTAGGATATGTAGGTGAAACGAATGCACGTCCTGTGACAGTCGAGGGCATGGAGGTAGACGGAGCAGACCGCTATGTAATGACGATAGACTACGGTGACGGCGTTCAGTACGAGGTCGATATCACAGGCGGACAGTGGACGCCTACGGCTGACATACTGCGTTCAGCGCAGACAGTATCGTGTCAGATATGTGCGAAAAAACTGTCAGGGCAGGAATATATCCTGCTGAAAAAATCACGCATATTCAGATTGCGAATAGGTGCGGCTATCGGCAATAATGCCGTGCCGTCACCAAGTGTGGCAGCTGACGCACTGGATAAGATAGATGCCATAGGCAGACAGGCGCACGCAGATATGCAGACAGCTGTCACCGCTGCAGAAACAGCGACAACGTCTGCAGAGAACGCAAAGAAATCTGCCA